AAGATTCTCAAGGGAATAGTATCTATTATCCAAATGTTCTTTTCAGTAAATCAAGTTGGGTTTATTGGTTAGATTTTCCGACAACAATTCCATTAAATAATTGGGGATCTAAAGCTAAGAATACGGTTTTTGATACTCTTTATGTAGCTGGAACGGCTGCTACTTCAACATTAGAAGCTGGTGTTACTGGAATTTTATATACAGCTAGAAATGTTGGAAGTGCTGGAAATAATATTACAATTCAATATACAAATCTTGGTACAAATGGAACAAGTGCTAGTGTATCTGTAGTTGGTACAGCTATTAATGTTACATTAGGTAATTCAACTTCAGGAACTGCTGGTATTACTACTGCAAACCAAGTTGTAAGTGCAATTAATAATGTTCCTGCCGCGGCAGCATTAGTTATCCCAATTGTCACAAGTAGTGGAACTGGTGCAGTTTATGCAATAGGTCATACACCATTAACTAGTGGATCAAATGCAATTCAATATGTTACTCTTCTTGAAGGTGGAAATGATGGAAATAATACTGTAACTGATGGAGAATTAATGTTAGGTTATGATTTATTTAATGTGGATGATTTTTCATTTGGTTTAATTTTGACTGCAAATTATGATGCAACTGTAGTTGGATATTTGATTACAGAAATTGCAGAAGAAAGACAAGATTGTGTAGTTTGTTTTTCACCTCCTCAAGATGCAGTTGTTTATAATGCAGGAAATGAAGCAACAGATATTGTTGCTTATGCAAATACTGTACCATATTCATCTTATGCATTTATGGATGGTAATTGGTCACAGAAATATGATAAATATAATGATGTTTATCGGTGGGTTCCAGGAAATGGAGATACAGCCGGATTATGTGTTTATACTGACCAAGTACGTGATCCATGGTTTTCTCCTGCTGGATTAAATCGTGGTAATTTAAAGGGTGTGGTTTCTCTTGCATGGAATCCAAAACAAGCATATCGTGATGTTTTATATCAAGCAAGTATAAATCCCATAGTTTCATTTGCAGGTCAAGGACCGGTTCTTTTTGGTGATAAAACATTTGTTTCTAAACCGGGAGCTTTTGATCGTATTAATGTTCGGCGTTTATTCATTTATATTGAACAAGCAATATCACAAGCGGCAAAATATACATTATTCGAATTGAATGATGATACTACTCGGACACAATTCCGTGGATTAATTGATCCATTTTTACGTGATATTGAAGGTAGACGTGGTTTATATAATTATCTAATTGTTTGTGATGCAACAAATAATACACCACAAATGATTGATGCACACCAATTCGAAGCTGATATTTATTTACAACCAGCTAAATCTATTAATTATATTCAATTAAATTTCATTGCTACTCCTACTGGAGTAGATTTCACTGAGATTGTTGGTCAATTCTAAGAAAGGTTTTAAGGAGATACTATTATGGCAAGAAGTATTACAGGGTTTCGAGCAGCCTTAACCGGATCTGGTACCAGACCCAATCTATTCCAAATCGTTTTACAATTTCCTAGTTTAGTTACTGGAGTGGGGGCTGCAAGTGGATTAGTTACACTTTTAGCCCAAACAAGTTCGTTACCAGCGGATAAATTAGGTGAAATTGAAGTACCATATATGGGTCGTAAAACTTACTATCCTGGTGATCGTGAATTTGATCCTTGGACAGTAACAATTATGAATGATGAAAACTTCTTAATCAGAGATGCATTTGAACTTTGGTTAAGTGCATTAAATGCCCATGTTGCTAACATTCGTAGTAATGCAGCGGCTACTCCTGCGGCTTATTGTGTGGATGCTTATGTTCAACAATATTCAAAGTTAGATGTTCCTACTATTAAACAATATAAAATGAATGGAGCATTTCCAACTGAAGTAGGTGCAATGGAACTTGATTGGGGAACAAACAACACAATTGAAAAGTTCCAATGTACATTTCGGTACCAATGGTGGGATGCTGTATCTGTTAATGGTCCTACAACTGATGGAGATGCTGGTCCTTTGAACGGATAATTAATCCGAATAAATAGATAAAGAGGGGAGATTAATCTCCCCTCAAAATAGGATATCATGGCTAAACATCAACACCATTCTGAAGAAACAAAATTAAAAATGAAAGCCCCTCATAAAAAATATTTAGAAAGTGTGAATCATAATGGCTAAAAATTATTTAATGGAGGCATTTCGGTTATTGGGATTTCAGATAGGAACTCAAAATCCTATCCAAAAATACAAATCATTTGCTATCCCAGCTAATGTAGATGGTGCCTCACAAATTGCCTCTGGTGGAATTTATGGAACTTATGTAGATTTAGAAGGTACAGCTAAAAACGAAGCTGAATTAATTACTCGGTATAGAGACATGGCCATGCAACCAGAGTGTGACCAAGCAATAGAAGATATTATTACTGATGCAGTTGTCCAAGAAGATAATCGTCCTGCATTATCAATTAATTTAGAACAATTAGAACAACCTGAAAGTGTCAAAAAGCAAATACATGATGCTTTTGATGAAATTCTTAAACTTTTGAATTTCAATGAAGATGGTATGGAAATTTTTAGACGGTGGTATGTTGATGGACGTTTATTTTATCATATATTAGTTGATCCAGATACACCACAAGAAGGTATTAAGGAACTAAGATATTTAGATCCTAGAAGAGTTCGTAAAATCCGTGAAATTAAAAAGAAATTAGGTGAAGGTGGAGTTGAAATTGTAGATTCTATTTTAGAATATTACCTTTATAATGAACGTGGAATTGTTAATGTTGAAGCAACAACGGCAATTGGAGTTAAAATTGCTCCTGATGCCATTTGTTATGTTCATTCTGGTTTAATTGATAGTACACGGAATATGGTTGTAAGTTATTTGCATAAAGCAATTAAACCACTCAATCAATTACGTGCAATGGAAGATGCTCATGTTATTTATCGGTTAAGTCGTGCGGCTGAACGTAGAGTATTTTATATTGATGTTGGTAATATGCCAACTAACCGAGCAGAAGCTTATATTAAAGTTATTATGAATGACTTCCGTAATAAATTAGTATATGATTCTGATACAGGAAATGTTAGAGATGACCATAAATTCTTATCGATGCAAGAGGATTTTTTCTTACCAAGACGTGAAGGTGGACGAGGAACTGAAGTAACAACTTTACCTGCTGGAACTAATCTTGGACAAATTGAAGATATTATGTATTTCCAGGAACGGTTATATCAAGCTTTACATGTTCCTAAATCACGTTTAAAATCTGATGGTGGTTTTGGTGTTGGTCGTGAAGCTGAAATTTCAAGAGATGAAGTTAAATTTTCAAGATTTATTGTAAAACTTCGTAAAAGATTCGATCATTTAATTAAAGAACTTTTGAAAATTCAATTAGAATTATGTGGAGTTATTACTAAAGATGAATGGGGAGATTTTAGAGATAATATAACTATTGCTTATCAAAAAGATTCGGTCTTTACTGAAGCTAAAGAACAAGAAATTTGGACAAAAAGACTTCAATTATTAACTATGATTGACCCAGAATCTCCTGTTGATAGATATTTTTCAAGAGAATGGATATTCAAGAATGTATTAATGTTAGATGAAGATCAAATTGAAATTATGAAAGACCAAATTAAAAATGAAAAACCTGAAGTTGATGACGAAAAAGAAAGAATCGCTTCTTTAGAATCTGGTGTATTTGAACAGGAACCTCCACCAGCACCTAAAAAATCAAAATCGGAGAAAAATAAATAATGAAAACAAAAATTTATGGGGCATTTGGGCAATTACATGCCAAAAGAAATTATACACAAGAAGAATTGGATAAAACAATTCATGGGTTAGAAGCTGAAGTTGATATAATGGAAATTATACCCGAAATTTTAAAAGAAGTGAAAATACTAAAGATTAATTGGAATTTAGAATAGGAGAATATATGACACCAAAATCCGTTAAAAATATAGTTCTCTCTTGCGAGAATCAGGCACCGTATTCTCTAATCAGTAATGTAGATGAAATTCTTACTGAAAAAGTAACGAAAGCCTACAATAAGAAAAAGAGAGAATTAAATTCGAAAGTTTTAACAGAAGGAAAGAAATTATTATTGGAACCTGAAAAAGATAAAGATCCATATGAATCTTATGAACCTAAGGTCCGTGAAGCTATTGATTATACTGTGGAAAGTGTATTAGAAAATAATCTCGAATTAGAAAATACTATCCAAATGGCTGCTAAACAATATGGAATTAAAGAAGAATCTTTAAGAGAATATTTTAACACCTTTCTTGGAGAAACAACAAGAACTGAAATTAGGGTAGATAGTACTAAATCAAATGACCAAGATTCACAAAGTGGAAAAGGTTTACGGGATGATGAAGATACTAATAAACGCGTTCGTTATGAATCAGTTTTAGTACTTAAAGATGGACATAGAATGGTTTTAAATGAATCTATAATTAAAAAAATAGATACAGTAATGGAAAATTTAACAGAAGATAATTTAAAATATTTTGTAGACCTTTTAACAGGTGATAAAACACATTTCCTTAAAGCTGTAGACTTTTGCCAAAGAATGGTAAATGACTAAATATTAATTGGAGATCTATATGGTTAAAACAGATATAATTACAGCTATTGAAAATAAAGATTATTTAAGATCTACTGAATTATTAGAACGGTCATTGTATCAAAAGGCTGGAGTTATTTTAGAAGAGAAAAAGAAACAAGTAGTTGCTAAAACTTGGAAAGCAATTGATACTCTTCCAGGTTCAGATGAAAAAGCAAAATTAAATGCATCTCGGCGCAAGGCTTTTAAAGATAAAATGAAGCACCTAAAACATGGTGAAAATAAAGAGCAACACGAGGATGCGAAGGCGGGTAAGTAATGTATCCTTATACTCACGTGGTAAATTTAACGGTTACTACTGCCGGTACTTCCGGATTAGCTAGTGGTGGATCAGCCGGTGCATATAGTGCATTTATGGCTGGTACAAGTGGAGTTATAGTTATTCAAACCATTTATGGGGAAACTGCGGGACTTACTGTTGAACCTGGATTCATTTATCCTATTGAGATCCTGTATCTATTATCTTCCAGTGCCGGTACGATTGTAGGATTAAAATAATATGTCTAAAATCATTTTAAATGGTGTTGAAATGGACATGCTAATTGAGGCATGTGATGAATTTCAATTCATAAAAGAAGATCTTAATGGTAAGACCTACCGTATGATTGAAGGTGTATTTTTACAACAAGAAATAGTTAATAAAAATAAACGTAAATATCCAAAATCGATTATGGAACCAGAAGTAATCCGTTATGTAAATGAAATGGTTCTTAAAAATAGAGCAGTTGGAGAATTAGGACATCCTGATGGTCCTACAGTAAATCCTGAAAGAGTTTCACATAAAATTATTTCACTTATAAAAGATGGTGATAATTATATTGGAAAAGCAAGAATTTCTAATTCACCATTTGGAAAAATTGTTCAAAATTTTTTGGAAGAAGAAATCCTTTTTGGAGTATCTTCAAGAGCAGTTGGAACACTTCGGCGTACAAATGGTATTGATATGGTTCAAGGTGATTTCCATTTAGCAACTGCGGCAGATATTGTTATGGATCCATCTGCACCTGATGCATTTGTTAGAGGTGTAATGGAAAATAAAGAATACATTTTTGCTGATGGATTAATTCAAGAAGCAAATTTAGATAAATGGAAAAAAGCTATTAAATTAGCTTCAGAAAATTCTTTACATGAAGTTAGTTTACAAGTTTATAAAGAATTCTTAACGGAAATAGATGACCGTTTTAAGATATAGATTTTTATAAATATGGATAAGAGATATTTATCCATTAATTTTGATTAATAGTCGAGGAGACATAGAATGAAATCCTTTAACGAAAAATTGGACGCGATCCTCAGCAAAAAAAAGACCGTATTGACAGAATCAGAAGAACGTTATGGTACCAATAGTCCTACACAAGTAAAACCTGAAAAAGGTGAAGATGTAACTAAAGGTGTTATTGATGGTCACGGTAAAATTGATGCTACAGGACCAATTCCTACAGGTGCCGTTGATACATTAAAAACTACTCCAGGTGTTTCACCTACTGAAGGTCCTACAGGACATCTTCCTACAAATGCAGATTTGCCCCGTAAACAATTGGGTGGAGTAGATAAAGATAATAAAGATCCTGGTTCTCGGGAACTTCCTCCTACTCCAAAAGTTTATGGTCTTCATGAGGAAGAAGATGATGAAAAAGAGAAGGAAAAGAAAGATCTTCCTCCATTTTTGAAGAAAAAGAAAGAAAAAGAAGTTAAAGAAGAAAAAGAAGAAGAAAAAGAAACTTCTAATGCCAATAAACGTGCTGGTTATACCGATAAAGCTAAAGGATCTGGAGAAAAAGCTGATCGGTTAAAGGAAGAAAATGATAATGAAGAAGGTGAAAAAACTCACGAAAAAGATCCTGGTATTAAAGAAGAAGAAGACGAAAAAGAAAGTAAAGCAGAAAAAGAAAAAGAAGAAAAGAAAAAGAAATTAAAAGAAGAGAAAAAAGAAGAAGAGGAAGATGAAAAAGCTGATAAGAAAGCTGTAAAAGAAGCAACTTCTGCTCTTTTTGCTGGAGATCCTATTTCTGAAGTATTAAAAGAAAAAACATCTACTATTTTTGAAGCTACTCTTTCTAATAGAATTAAGGAATATCGTAAAACATTAAAAGAACGTAATACGAGAAAACTTAATGAACGTGTTGAAGAAATCCGCCAAGAATTGGCAGAAGTAGTAAATGGTTCTCTTGACTTAGTAGTAGAAAGTTGGGTCAAAGAAAATGAAGTACCTTTGGAAAGTGCAATTAAATCTGAATTAGTAGAATCTTTTATTGGTGAATTAAAACAACTTTTCGAAGAACATTATATTGAATTACCAGAAGAAAAAGTTGATGTTGTTTCTGAAATGGCAAATCGTATAAGTAAATTAGAACAAAAATTAAATGAACAAATCGAAACTAATATTTCTTTACAAAAAGAAGTTAAAAAACATGAACGTTCTGAAATTTTTGATCGGGTAGCAAAAGGTTTGGCAACTACACAAGTGGAAAAATTGAGAACTTTGGCTGAAAGTGTTGAATTCACTACACCGAAGAAATTTGAAACTGCGTTAGCAACTTTAAGAGACAATGTAGTTAGTTCAAAAGAATCACCTAAGCCAAAAACCTTAGCAGAACAGACATTACTGGATAATGCCACTGATACAAAAACTACTACTTTAACAATGGTAGAATCAGTTAAAGCAGCATTACACCAAATGGCTAAAAATTAATGGATTATAAATATTCCATAATAGTGTATTAAAGAATTAAGGAGAATTAATTAACATGAGAGACGATATGACCACTGATAAATTGGTTACAAAGTGGGAAACGATTCTTGATGATCCAAGTTATGGCAAACTTGTTAATCGCCACAAACGGCGTGTAATTGCTACATTAATGGAAAATCAAAGTGAAGATTTTGAAAAACAAAGCCAAACTTTAAAAGAATCCGCACCTACATTAAGTACAGGAGCCGGAATTGCTAATTTCGATCCTATTTTGATTTCATTGGTAAGACGTGCTATGCCTAACTTGATTGCATACGATGTTTGTGGTGTGCAACCTATGGTTGGACCTACCGGTTTAATTTTTGCCATGAAGTCACGTTATACTAGCAAACAAGGAACAGAAGCATTATTCAATGAAGCCCAAACACAATTTTCTGGTCAAGATCCTAATGGACCTTCTGGACAAGATTGGTTAGGACAAACTGGATCGAATAGTTTTCCTGGTGCTTCATCTCAATCTGGAACAGATCCTGTATCAACTGGATTCCCACCAGTATCAAGTGTATCTGGTTATACAATCGGTCGTCCTATGACCACACCACAAGCTGAAGCTTTAGGTGATGGAGTTGGATCTGATTTTAATCAGATGGCTTTCAGTATTGATAAAATTACTGTGGAAGCTAAAACCCGTGCATTAAAAGCTGAATATTCAGTTGAAGTTGCACAAGACTTAAAAGCTATCCATGGTTTAGATGCTGAAACAGAATTGGCTAATATCCTTTCGGCTGAAATCTTAACTGAAATTAACCGTGAAGTTATTAGAACAATTTACTATGTATCTGTAACTGGTGCAGCACAAACAACTGTTCCTGGAACATTCGATCTTGACATTGATGCCAATGGTCGTTGGTCAGTTGAAAAATTTAAGGGTCTTATCTTCCAAGTTGAACGTGAAGCTAATGCTATTGCCAAGGCGACGCGTCGTGGAAGAGGTAATGTTATAATCTGTTCTTCAGACGTTGCTAGTGCGTTAGTAATGGCTGGAAAATTAGATTATACACCTGCATTACAAAGTGATTTAACAGTAGATGATACTGGAAATACTTTCACTGGTGTATTAAATGGACGTTATCGTGTATATATCGATCCTTATTTTGGTAATAGTGGAACAAATGAAGAATTCGTATTAGTAGGTTATAAGGGTGCAAATGCTTATGATGCAGGTCTTTTCTATTGTCCATATGTACCTCTACAATTGTTTAGAGCACAAGATCCTCATACCTTCCAACCGAAGATTGCCTTTAAGACTCGGTATGCTTTGGCGCCAAATCCATTCTGGTCAGACGCGAATGCTACCCTCCAGGGTAATTCAAGTGCATATTACCGTATGATTAAAGTGGTCAATCTTCTATAATCAATTGCCACTGGTTTTAAAATTCCGGGGAATTAGGGACCTTAAAATCCTTAATTCCCCATTTTTTTGTCTTGACAAATCCTTTAAAATATGATATAATAAATAATAGTGTTATGATAACTAAAACAGATCAATCTCAATTATATGGTGCATTAAATCGACAACCAAAAAATGTCAATCCATTATATCCCAATAAATTTATTTTTTTCTTAACTAAATTACCAGAATTATCTTTATCTAGTAATAGTTGTAATATTCCATCAATGAATGGAAGTAATTGGAAACAAGTAACAAGTGTAAATCCTATTCCAAGAAGTGGATTAAATATTGAATTTGAAGAATTAGAAGTAACATTTATTGTTGATGCAGATATGAATAATTGGAGCGAATTAGCAAATTGGATGTTATTGATGTATATGGTAAAAACCAGTGCTGATTATGAAACTGTGAAATTAGAACAATTACAACCACATGAAGAAGGTGGTTTAACTTCAGATGCTCAATTGATACTTTTAACTAACCAATCAGTTCCTAATATTGTTTTTTATTTTCGTGATGCTTTTCCAATTTATTTAAGTGGATTTCATTTAACAAATGATGTAAATGAACCTATAGCTATTGAAGCTACTGTAAGATTTGCTTATAGTTATTATGATTTTGAAAGTGTAACTCCAACTCAACCTGATACAACAGACGATTCTACAACATAAAATGACTTTATCTGAATTACAAGCGGAAATTTTACAAGATCTCCGAATTGAACATGACGAATTAAATTATGAGGCGGTCCGTACTCCTAAAATACATCATAAATATAATAAAATGCTTATGTTAGAACGTTTAGCATTAAAAAAACTTGAAAGAGATTGGGATAAATTATATTTAGAACGATGGGAATATTTTAGGAAAAAAGCTCCAGATGAAGTCTATATCAAAAAACCTTTATTAAAAAGAATTGCTGATACCGATGTTAAATTATATCTTGCAGCGGATGAAGATCTTCAAAAATTAAGAACCCAAATAGAATCTAAAGAAGAATTAATTGACCTTTTAAAACGCACAATGGATCAAATTGGTCAAAGAACTTGGCTTATGAAAAATGTTACAGATTATTTAAAGTATTTAGGAAATGAAAAATGAGTTATTCATTAAAATATAATAAAAAACTTTCCAATTCTCCCTGTCTTCCTCTAATGATGGAAGGATGGAATGAATTAATTAAAATTAAATATGTAGATCCTTTAATAATTTTAAATGAAGATACAATTGGAGATCATGAAGTCATTTGGATGGAATATAAAAATAAACCAGTAGCTTTAATAACATTTACGTGCCACCCAGATGAAAAATATGCTTGGATTCGAATGACTTTTGTCGAAAAATCGCACCGACACCAATATTTATATGAAAAGATGTATGCTAAATTGAAAAAAATAATAATTAAACAAGGTCTTCCAAGAATTTCTGGTGGTATATATTCACAAAATAAACCTATGCAAGAGGCCGCGAAAAAGGTAGGTCGCATAATTGAATATTCAGTTTGGACGGAGTTTTTAAAATGAAACTTACGGAAGAAAATGCACAAAAATTTTGTAATATGGATTCAGAAACGCTTCATGCATTCACCATCTCCGAATCACATTCGCGGCCACAATGACAAGTGGTTTCTTAAATGACATTAAATGATAATACACTCTATATCCGAAAGAAAGACGAAATTTTCCTAGAAGTTTTAGCTTCAGATAGTATAGTAAATTCTTTATCCGATTTCTTTTGTTTCTTTGTTCCTGGTTACAAGTTTATGAAGAAATATAAAATGAAACTTTGGGACGGACAAATACGACTCTATAATAAGCATACAGGAGAAATTTATCTTGGTCTTTTACAACATATTAAAGAATATGCTAGGTTACATGAATATGTAATAGAATATGAAAATGGACAAGATTTAGATGTAGAAGAAGAATTTTCTGTTAAAGAAGCTTTAGCATTTGCAAAATCTTTAAATATCCATGTAAAACGAGAAGATAAAAATGAAAAAGATATTTTTATTCCTATTGAACCACACGATTTTCAATTAGATGCTTTTCGTCATTCTGTCCAATCTTCAAGATCTATTTTATTATGCCCTACAGCATCAGGTAAATCTTTAATCATTTATCTTTTAATTCGATATTATCAACAATTTATAAAAGGAAAAATTCTTATTATAGTACCTACTGTAAATTTGGTTTCTCAAATGTTTACAGATTTTGGGGAATATTCTTATGCTGATAAATGGGATGTTAGAGATGAAACTCATATGATTTATCAAGGAAAAGAAAAAGGAACCAAAAAACAAATTGTTATATCAACTTGGGAATCCATTTATAAATTACCTGAAGAATATTTTGAACAATTTGAAGTGATAATTGGTGATGAAGCTCATTTATTTAAAGCTGCTTCTCTTATAAAAATTATGAACAAATCCATGAATGCGAAATATCGTTTTGGTACAACTGGAACATTAGATGGAACTAAAACACATAAATTAGTTTTAGAAGGTTTGTTTGGACGAGTATATAAAGTTACTACAACTAAACTTTTAATAGAGAGAGAAATTCTATCCAATATATTAGTTAATTGTTTAATGCTTTACTATCCAGAAGAAATTTGTGAAAAAATGAAAGGTGCCAAATATCAACAAGAAATTACATTTTTGGTTGAAAATGAGGCGCGGAATAAATTTATCCGAAATCTTGCAATATCATTAAAAGGAAATACTCTTGTCCTTTTTAATTTAGTTGATCGTCATGGGAAAATTCTTTATGAATCTATTAAAAATAATGTTATTGATGGAAGAAAAGTATTTTTTATTTCTGGTAAAGTAGATGCGGAAATTAGAGAAAAATTTAGACAAATTACTGAAAAAGAAAGAGATGCTATTATCGTAGCTTCTTATGGTACATTTTCTTTAGGTGTGAATATTAGGAATTTACATAATTTGATTATTGCTTCACCTATTAAAAGTTGTATTCGTTTACTTCAATCTATTGGAAGAGGTTTAAGAAAAGCATCTTCCAAAGATATATTAAATTTTTATGATATTTCTGATATTCTCCAATATAAAAGTCATAAAAACCATACCATGAAACATTTTGTAATTAGGATGAATATCTATAATAATGAAAAATTTGATTATAAGTTATATAAAGTTAGATTGAAAAGACCCACCCATGGATTGCAATCCAAATAGTTATGATAATTGCGGATCCAATAATAAAAGTTAAGAATGCTGCTACAATAATATATACCAATCTAAATGCTAAAATTGCTACCATTATGATAAATTTTCCTATAGCTAATAATGCTAAGATAGCCAATATCATTATAAATAATGTTGTCATAATATCCACTCTTTTGGCCTTAATGGTCCTCTTCTCCACATAATATCATCATGTCTATTAATGGCCACTAATACCATGGCCCCTCTTTTTAAACGACATGTATATTATAGCAAGTTTTTTTGTGGAAGTCAAGTGTTTTTTGAAAATAATTTGGATCTTGTTGGTATTAAAAGAAATATAGACCAAAGGCTTGACAATTATAGTAAAATTTGCTATAATGAAAGAACGTTAATGAAATAGAAAAAAATCTTCAGGAATAGGTTACTTAATTTGAAAAAACCCATCAAGGTTTGGCCAAAGGTTGTTTGGCCAGTAGACAATAAAACTTTCTTAAAAGCTTTCCAAGAATATCTCCCTAAGGTAAAACCTTTACGGAAAAAATATAAACAGAAATGTAAGGTCCTTTTAAAAAAAGGAATACCTAAGAGTAAATTACCTAAATTTGAAAGACCTCAAACTCCTGAATATAATTATATTGGAGAATGTTTAGTGCTTATAGCACAACATCTCACACGTAAGGGATTTTTTAGTACTACGCCATATAGAGAAGAAATGATTGGAGATGCATTAGAAAATGCGGTCCTTTGTTTAGAAAATTTTAATCCTAGAAAATATAAAAATCCTTTTTCATATTTTACTCAAATTATGACGTATGCTTTTTATCGAAGAATTTCTAAAGAGGAAAAGCATAAGTATATTAAACAAATGAGTATTCGTAGTATGGTAGATTTTTTTGCTACTCAAAAAGGTGATAATGGGGAATATGCTAATACTTTTATCAAATTTATGCGAGAATTGCAAAATGATACCATTGAAAAATTTGAAGCAAATAAAAATAAGAAAAAGAAACCTATTAAAAAACAACCCAAAAAAATTATTGGTATAGAGAAATTTATGGTATGCAGATAACAGATTTACTTAAAAACAGATTTGTATTTGATGTTGGTTGTAATGTTGGGAGAAAAGCAGAACAATATATGGCCGCGGGGGCTCAAGTTATAGGATTTGAACCGCAAGAAGATTTAGCAAAATTTACTGAAAAGCGATTAGGAATTACAGTTGAAAATGTAGCTTTATCTAATTCAGTAGGTACAGCGCCTATTTGGAGAGCAACTGAAAACCAAATTACTTCAATGTCACAAGAATTCATAGGACATACTGGCCATAGATTTCAAGGACACTCTTGGAATAAAGAACCAGAATATGTTAAAACCGATACATTAGATAATATGATTGCCAAATATGGTAAACCGTTTTATATCAAGATTGATGTAGAAGGATATGAATTATCGGTTTTACAAGGGCTTACCAAACAGATTGATATCATTTCTATAGAATTTATGGCAGAATTGATGAAAAATACATTTGCTTGTTTGGATTATGTAGGATATAAAGACAGAGAATATAATGTTGTAATTGGAGAAGGACCAAATTTTCATTTTAAAGATTGGGTAGATTATGGTAAAATTAGTTGGATGTTAAATACTTTTAATTGTAAAAATTTTGATTGGGGAGATGTATATATCAAGAAAAATGAAAAATCCCATTAAAGTAATTATTGCCGATCAACATTTTGGTGCTCGTTCTGATAGCCCCATTTTCTTAGATTATTTCCAAAAATTTTATGATGACATTTTTTTCCCATTTATTGATAAAAATAAAATTACTGAAATAATTGATTTGGGAGATACATTTGATCGTAGAAAATTTGTTAATTTTTTATCTTTTCAAAGATCTAGGGAAATGTATTTTGATCGATTATTGGAACGAAAGATTAAACTTTATAGTATGTTAGGAAATCATACTACTTATTTTAAAAATACATCTAAAGTAAATGCTGTTAAAGAATTGTGTGGAATGTATCCTAATATTGAAATTTTTGATACAGCTACAGAAGTGACATTTGATAAAACAAAAATATTATTTGTCCCATGGATTAATGAAGAAAATTATGAACATTCAATGAAAATGATTAAAACTACAACTGCTAAAATCCTTATGGGACATTTAGAAATTAAAGGATTTTTGGTAAATCGTAGTTTAAGATTGGCAGAAGGATTGGAAGCCAAAATTTTTAAAAAATTTAAAGGTGTTTGGTCCGGTCATTTACATCATAAATCTCAAGAAGGAAATATATCATATTTGGGGTCACCTTATGAAATTAAATTTGATGATATGAATGATCCACGAGGATTTCATACATGGAAATCAGGTACTATGAAATTAGAATTCCATGAAAATCCTTATAGAATGTTTTATAAGATATATTATGATGATAAAGAAAAAACTTTAGATTTTTTATTGAAAAAGATTAATGATAAGTACCAAGGTGCTTATATAAAAGTGATAGTTCAAAATAGGATAAATCCACTCTTTTTTGATAAATTTATTGAAAAGTTATTTAATATGAATCCAGCAGATGTAAAAATTGATGATGATTTACAATTATCTGAGGAAGATGCAAATATGAAAGTAGATTTGACTGAAGATACTTTAACAATTTTGAATAAATATGTTGATAATTTGGAAATAGATTCAAATAAAGACAAAATTAAAGAAGAAATTAAAATCCTTTATACTGAAGCTCAGGGAATGGATAGATAATGACAGTTCCAACTTTTACAGCAACAATTTATGTAGGTCTTCGTAGAGGATATACTAATGAAGTAATGCCATTTGAATCAGTTGAGAAATTTATCCAAGAATGGGTGGATAGAATCAGTATTTGTGTTACTGTTACGAGGACTCAATTTGTATATAAGAAAGGTAATGAACCTGGGTTGATTGTTGGGTTCATTAATTATCCAAGATTCCCTTCAGAGGAACAAGATATTAGAATGAAGGCACTTATGTTGGCGGGTGAATTGTTGCATTTTTGTAAACAGATGCGCATGAGTGTAGTTTTCCCAGATAAGACCATCATGTTATCTAATACTGAAGAAATTGAAAAATATTCTTAAATTATAGGATCAAATATGAAGATATGTTCTATTTGTAATAAAAAAAGACGATCTGATAAATTTAGGAAATGGTCTCGTATAACTATAGAGGAATATAATATTTTATTAAAAAAACAAAAAGGAAAATGTGCTATATGTAAAATTGATAAGGATCCAATAGGAAGAAAATTTGCTGTAGATCACCAACATAAATCTGGAAAAATTAGGGGATTATTATGTAGTAATTGTAATAGGGGAATAGGGTTATTACAAGATGATCCAAAAATAATTTTACAAGCTTTTAAATATGTGGAGAAAAATTATGGTAAATTTTAAAAAAGTAAGATGGAAAAACCTATTAAATACAGGAGATAATTTTACTGAAATAAATTTACGTGGAGCTCCTACGACATTAATTTATGGTGTTAATGGAACAGGGAAATCAACTGTATTAGATGCTTTAATTTTTGGTTTATTTGGAGTAGCTTTTCGAAATGTTAATATTCCAGATTTAATTAATGATACAAATGAAGAGGAAATGATTGTTGAAATTGAATTTTCAATTGGTCGAACTAATTATAAAATTCGTAGAGGTTTAAAACCAAGAATATTTGAAATTTATATTAATCAAGTAATGGTAGATCAAGAATCTAAATCTCGGGATTATCAAAAATATTTAGAACAATCTATTCTTAAATTAAATCGTAAAAGTTTTACGCAAGTGGTTGTATTGGGATCGGCTTCATTTGTACCATTTATGCAATTATCAGTTGCCGATCGGCGTTATTTAATTGAAGATTTATTAGATATTCAAATTTTTTCAGCTATGAATATTGTTCTTAAACAACGCATAGCAGAAATGAAAGAAGAATATATCCTTTTATGTAATTCGATTGAATTACAAAATGAAAAGATAACATTGGTAAAAAGTTATCTCAAAAAATTACAATCAGATAATATTAATGCGATTACTGAAAAAAAGAATTTGATATCTGAAAATTTAAAACAAAGAAAAGAAGTTGACGAAAAAATCCAATATATTCAACAAGCTATAACTGAATTGATTATGACAACTTCTGAACAAATAAATCTTCAGGAACGTATAAGAAAATTGGAAATAACTGAAGATAAACTTAGAACTAATAAAAATAAAACTGAAAAAGAACAAGAATTTTATAAAAAGACTGATAAATGCCCAACATGTAAGCAAACTATTGATGATATTTTTCGAAATAGTATGTTGAATGAAAAAGGTGATTTAATTAAAGAAATTGAATCTGCTTTAATTAAATTGGAGGGAGAATTATCAGAATCTGAATCTAGGTTAAATGGAATTAAAAAGATCCTTTTAGAAATTGAAGAAAATTCTAAAGAGGTAAATAAGTTACAAAGTTCAATTCGTGCAATTGATAACTTTATTGAAAAGGTACAAGAAGATATTAATGAATTACAGGAAAAAAGTGGAGATACTAAAGAACAAGAAGATAAATTGAAAGATTTATACAAAGAATTATCCAAATTGATGGAACAAAGAGATGAATTAACATCCAAAAAACATTATTTGGATATAATTTCTGTAATGTTGAAAGATACTGGTATTAAAACTAAAATTATTAGGCAATATCTTCCAATTATTAATAAATATGTCAATCGATATTTGGCAGCTATGGACTTCTTTGCTAATTTTACAATTGATGAGAATTTTAAAGAATTGATTCATATTCGTGGAAATAAAGAAAGAACATATTATCAATTATCAGAAGGACAAAAACTTCGTATTGATTTGGCAATTTTATTTACATGGCGAGAAATTGCTAGATTAAAAAATTCCGCAAATACGAATTTATTGATAATGGATGAAATTTTTGAAAAGAGTTTGGATGCATCAGGTGTGGATGATCTTTTAAAGATTATTCAGTTATTAAGTAAGGATGTAAATATTTTTGTTATTAGTCCTCAAGGTGATTTATTGATTGATAAGTTTAATAATACATTGAAATTTATTGAAGAAAAGGGATTTAGCATTTTGGAGTAATTATGATGGAAAAACATTATTGGGATAGAAATGATTATATTCTTGAAGATCAATCTATCAATGTAACATTTAAAGAATTGTTACTAATGGATAATGAAGAATTCGAAACGTGGGTTGATAAGATGCGCGCCCGTGTGCTTGAGGTATGGGATGAATATGGAGTTCCACCATTAGCTGGATCCAATGAATTTGAAATGGAAGAAGAATTCCGTAAGATGAGTGGAACTCCTGGAATCACTCTTTCACGATATAAACCTAAATCAGGATCTACAAAACCTTATGTTGATGAATTAGATGGAAAAGAAAATGTGATTATTAATGATGGATGTATGGGATCATGTGTGAATCAATTTTTTCCAACCATGATGCGTGCTAAAATAAATTATCAAACTAAAGTGACTGAAAAGGGATTTAATGGGTATGCAGTTTATGATTTATTCAAAGATAATAGATTCCGAAATAGGATGCAAAAAGGATGCCGTAGACATTTTCGTAAAGATTCATTTTACAAATATTCCATTTCAATTTTAGCTAATAGTGATATGGGTTTAGTTCCAGCGGCTACTGGTAAAGAATGGGTTCAATTATTCAAAAGAGATTTTGTAAAATTTGGTGAATATGGATTTTGGTTGAGTCGTGTTGAACCTTCCAAAGAAGGTGAAACAGGTAGTGGTTATACTCAAGTTGATGCTTCAAAATTTTTATGGCTTTCTAAAGCTGATATTATTGAATTATTTACATTAGGAATTATAGGTCCAGAACACCTAACTAATTTATTAGGAGAACTTCCTCCAGCTTTCATTAAACCTTTTGGTTCAAATAAAAAGATAAAAATATATCTAGATCCATATTTTCAAGCAATGGAACAGGATTTAAAAGAAGAAGAACAATACCATATCCGTTTCTTTAAGAATTCAACTCGAATTTTTCCACTTGGATTTACAGCATTTAAAATTGGTTATATTCAAGTAGCAGTAAATTTTCCACCAATGGTTGCCAAATATCTTTATGAAAAATATACAGACCATATTAAAGATCAACCAGTAATTAACATTTATGACCCATCTGCGGGTTGGGGTGGCCGAATTGCGGGTGCAATGACTGTATTAGATGATAGACATATTCATTATATTGGAACAGATCCAAATACAGATAATTTTATTGATGAACTTGGAAAAACTCGTTACGAGTATTTGGCAGGATTTATTAATAATTCATTGAAACATTGGGGTTATGAACCACATACATTTGAAGTATTTCAATTAGGGTCTGAAGTAATTGGAAAAGATAAGAAATTCAAAAAATATAAAGGAAAATTAGACCTTGTTTTTACATCACCTCCATATTTTTCAAAGGAACAATATAGTGAAGATGAAACACAATCATGTATTAAATTCCCTCAATATGATGCATGGCGAGAAGGATTTTTACGTCCAACTTTAGAAACTGCGGTTTCTTATCTTAAGAAAAATCGATATTTACTTTGGAATGTAGCAGATGTTTTTTATGGAAAAGAATGTATGCCAATTGAACAAGACAGTTCTGAGATTTTGAAATCACTTGGAATGAAATTTGTTGGTGTTGAAAAAATGGTATTAATGAATATGCCGGGTGCGAATCGCATTGGAGAAGATGGAACCCCTCTTTGTAAGAATTATATCAAAGTATTAGGACGATTCCGGAAATATGAGCCGGTTTATGTGTGGAAGAAAGAATAATGTGGAAATTAAAGTTAACCTAGATGAATTTAATAAACTATTAGATAGTATAATTGATTTAATTGAAAATTATGGGAAACATGAAGATCCAAATTCAATTTGTGTAATTCACTTGGACGAAATGCGAAGACGGCAACAAATTGTTATTGATGCGGTCAAGACATTCCGTCCAAGTTATATCCAGAAAACTAGCTTTTCTGGTGTTTCCTCTGAATAGCATCAATGAGGACAAAAACTGTAAATACAGTTAAAACGAGTATGACTGTCATACTATTATAGTTGCACGTTTAATGCAAATCTCAAGTTATTGATTCTAAAGATAAGGAAATTTTCGTATGTTGAGAAACTACGCAAATTTGGGAAAGGATAGTAGAGAAATACAACACTCATAAGGAAGAAACATGTTATATGCAAATAGTTTTGATGATGTTTTATTAGTTCCACAAAGAACATTTGGAGGTAGTCGTGATCAAGTTTCATTGGCTACTTCGGTTGCTGGTATTCCATTAAAATTTCCCATTTTATCTGCTAATATGTCTTCGATTACAGAAACCGATATGGCAATAGAAATGTATAAATTTGGTGGAGTTGGAGTATTACATAGAATGTGTTCTCCTAAAGAACAATTATATTTACTTCCAAAATATGAAAAACCACCTGTATTTGTTTCGGTTGAAGGGAAATATAAAGAAGCATTAGAAAGAATTAGATTGTGTGAAAAGTATCATCCCTATGGATATTGTATTGATGTGGCTCATGCTGATTCTCCTGAAGTTGAAAATACAATTTTAGAAATTTATAGTAAAATTATTCCAACACCTAGATTGATTATAGGTAATTATGCAACTCCTAAAGGTATTGATAATCTTTTAAAAAGGTTGGGAGGTAATTTTCCATTATATGATTTATCATTTAAAGTGGGGATTGGAAGTGGTAGTCAATGTACTACAAGAATTGTTACAGGATCTGGTCTTCCTACTTTAGAAAGTATTTTTAGAATTCGGAAATTTTTTCCTAAAATTAATTTAATTGCTGATGGAGGAATAAAGAATTCTGGTGATATTGTAAAAGCATTAGCCGCTGGAGCCAATTCAGTTATGTTAGGCCATTTGATTGCTGGGACAAAAGAAACTCCAGGTAATGTGATTAAAGATGATGGAAAATTATTCAAAATATATCGCGGTTCAGCATCGTTTGGACAAAAATTTGAAGTTCAAAAACAAGGATATATTGAAGGTGAAGAAACATTAGTTCCATATAAAGGACATGTATCTACAATTCTTACTCAATTAATGGAAGGTGTTCGTTCTGGTTTTTCATATAATGGTGCACGTAATATTGTAGAATTATGGAAGAATGCTGAATTTGTTCAAATTAGTGCCGCGGGTTATCATGAAAGTACTGCTCATGGCGCTTGACAAATTACATAAATCATGTTATAATTAAATTTATGAATGAATATAGTAGAATTTGTCCAAAATGTAAGAAGAAGTTGGTATATTCATCTAAAACATGACTACAGCGGGAGGTAGGGCCGAATGACAAAGTACGTTGCCGGTTTTCTTTTCAGTTCTGACGGCTCCAAGGTAGCCTTGATCCACAAGAACCACGGGCCTGCTTCGGTGGTAGGGCACTGGAATGCCATCGGCGGTAAGCGCACATCCGGAGAGCCTGGGTTGCCAGATGAAAGCGCCAGCGCGGCCATGTGGCGCGAGTTCAATGAAGAGGCTGGAGTTGCCGTGGGTTGGACGCTATTTCTCAGACTTTTTGGGAAGGATTGGTCTGTTGAGTTCTTTCATGCCTTTGACACAACAAAACTGGAGGCTTGCCGCACGCTGGAGTCCGAAGAGGTGCGCATATTCCCAGTTTCGGACCTCCCCAACGTGGTTCCAAACCTTCGATGGATCATCCCGATGGCGAGAGGCCACCAAGACGATCACGTTTGGCTGTACGAGGTGGAAGAGAAAGAGACTTTTGCGCCATGCGGGAATGATCCAAAATAAAATTTTGAAGTCTTTGGAGATTAAATGATAAACATTCAATCCAAAAAGATGTTGGCAAAATTATTAGCTAAAGAAGATTTAACAGTAGTACATGCGGGTATTTGTACTGCGTCCTTCGATCCAAAAAGAAGAATATTAACTCTTCCAATTTGGAAAGATATATCAAATGATATATATGATCTTTTTATCCTTCATGAAGTATCACATGCATTATTTTCTACACAAGGAGGAAATATATTTACTGAAGCATGTATGTATGTTAATCCTATTCATCCTCGGGCTGCAAAAAGACTTATCAATATTGTAGAAGATTGCCGTATTGAAAAACTTATAAAGATCAAATATCCTGGTGGCCGAAAAGCATTTTTAAATGGATATAAAGAATTAGTAGATAGAGATTTTTTTGCTACGAAATCTCGTAATATAAATGAATTCAATATTATAGACCGTATTAATGTTTATTTTAAAACGAGAGATTCTTCAATTATTTTTTCTCCAATTGAACATGAATTTGTTGATCGTATTGAAAAAGCATTAATATTTAATGATGTTATAGATATTTGTTTTGACTTATATAAGTATGCTAAAGAGGAACAAAAGAAAAAAAGAGAATCACAAAAGGAAGAAAATCAAGAAGAGAAACAAAAAGAACAGAATGTATCTCAAAAAGAAGATTCTGATGTAATTGATCCCGATTCAGATATTGATGAATCTGATAATGAGGAAGATACTGTAGAACCAGAAAAGGAAGAAAATGAAATTAAAAAAGATACTTCCAAAGAAACCAAAGAAACCAATGAAGACAAAAAATCCAAAGAAACCACTAAAACCGAAAAGGACAATGAATCGGAATTAGATATTCCTATAGAATCGGAAACTGATAAAACTTGGGAAAAATCTCAAGAAAATTTAATTGATTCTATGGCTAAAAATGTTAAATATTTAGGTATACCTATTCCAAAATTAGATCAAATTATTATTCCTTATTGGGTAGTTCATTCTGAAATTAGATTATTTTATGATCAAAAACCAAATATGGTTTCTCTTCATACTAATGAATTTGAAAAATTTAAAGAAGAAAATAAACCAGTGGTTGCATGGTTACAAAAAGAATTTGAAATACATAAAGCGGCCGATGCATACCGTAGAACCCAAATTTCAAATATGGGAATTATCGATCTTCATAAATTAAATAGGTATAAATTTGAAGATGATATTATGTTGAAAGTGGCCACTATACCAGAAGGTAAGAATCATATTTTACAAATTTTTGTTGATTGGAGTGGTTCCATGGAACCACATATGTTGGGAGCTATTCATCAATTATTGAATTTGGTTTTATTTGCTAAAAAAGAACAAATTCCATTTGATGTTTATACTTTTGGATCATATGCAACACATAGTAAGCAAAATATTTTTTCTTTGGGAATAGAAGCAAACGCGGATGAATTTATACATCATAAAGATGATTTTGCTTTTTTTGCAGGATTTAAGTTACGTCAAATTTTATCAAGTAATATGTCCGCCACAGATTTTAATGATGCTTGTATTAATTTATTAATGATGGCTTCTAGTAATCAACTTTCTTTACCACCCACAGATTTAATGGGAGGTACTCCTTTAAATGAAACCATTGTAACTGCGATAGAGATGGTTAAACCATTTTGTAAGAAATATCAAAAAGTAAATACAATTTTTATTACAGATGGTGAAGCAACAACAGATCATTATTATGTAGGTAATGAAGAAGGACATGTATTACCTATTGATTGTAATAAAAATGATATATTTTTGAAAGATCCAATAACTCATATAGATTATCCAATTTCGGTATCATCTATGGAAAATACTTCACAATTTTTACAAATTTTCCGTAATCGTACAGGAGTTAATGCTATTGGATTTTTTATTTCGGGAGATTCTGAAGAATTAAAAAATCATGCGTTTGAAATTTTATGTCCTAAAAGATGGATAGATGAAGATAGCCAAAATAAATTAAGAGGTGAATTTAATAAAAATGGTTTTATTTTGGCTGATGATATGGGATATAATGAATTTTATATTATTCCTGGAGGAAAAGAATTGAAAATTCATTTACCATCAAGTCCGTTTGCGCCAGCAATGCCAATGAGTAATCGTCAAATGGTAACAGCAATGACTGATCATGGATTGAAACAGAGGAAACAACGCGTAGTTCTCACTCGGTTTATACGGATGATTTCTTAATTTTATAATGTCCGCGTTTTTTAACAAGATTCATTAAATAGGGTACTTGACAATTCATTGAAAATATAGTATAATTAAAGATAGGGGTTAGAAATGTCCAAGAAAAAAGTGGATAATAATTCACCAAAAAGTTTAACAACAAGCCAAAGATTATTTTTAGATCAACTAATTGCAAAATTTGGAAAGAATGCAAATCTTGTAAAACGTTCTGATTTATTAAAAGCTACAAAAGAGATTAATGGTTTAAAATTTGCACCATCATGGATTAGTAAGAATTTAAAGGTTCGTATTCCAGATAAACGGGCCCGATATGATTTGACTGTTCTTTTAAAATTGCCAGTTGTGGCATTTAAAGATGTAGTAATTAAAACGAAACCATTGAAAGTTCCAAAGGAGCCAGTTGAACCTGAAGTATGGTAAGATGAAAATGATGTAAAAGCGAAACCTTTTGGAATAGAATAAAAAATTGGATAATATACATTATGAAGAAGAAAATTGAAAATTCAAATAATTTTATTCCTGAAAAAGACCCAACCTTTGTTCCTTTTGGTTGTTATAATGATGTAAAAACTATTATTGATAGTGGTATTTTTCTACCATTTTATATTACAGGTCCCACAAGATCTGGGAAGACATTAATTCCTTTACAGATTTGTGCAGAAAATAAGAAAAATTTGTATCGAGTAAATATTACGATTGAAACGGATGAAAGTGATTTATTAGGAAGTTATAAGTTAATTAATGGAGATACAATTTGGGAAGATGGACCAGCAGTTAAAGCAGCCGAAGATCCTAGTGGTGCACTTCTTTTATTAGATGAAATTGATTTAGGTTCTTCCAAATTTTTATGTATGCAACCTCTTTTAGAAGGTAGTGGAATTTATATTAAAAAAATTAATCGTTGGGTGCATCCTTGTAAGGGTTTCAATATTGTAGCTACAGCTAATACAAAAGGTCGAGGTAGTGAAGATGGTAAATATATTGGAACAAATGTAATGAATGAAGCATTATTGGAAAGATTTCCTTTAATGTATGAACAAGGATATCCAAATTCAAAAATAACTGCCAAAATTCTTAAAAAGAATTTATCAATATATGGTATTGAATCTCCTGATTTTATTGATTGTTTGTGTCAATGGGCAGAAAATATACGGCAAACATATAATCAAGGTGGTGTAGATGAAACAATTAGTACTGGTCGTTTAGTATATATTGTGAAAGCTTATGCCATTTTTAAACGTAATAGAATTAAGGCTATTCGAGATAGTATTGCTAGATTTGATTTAAATACTCAAACTAGTTTCCTTGATGTTTATACCAAAATAGATCCAAATGCACAAGATGGACCTGATGATATAGGAAATGAAGATAATTCACACCCTATTGCTCCGCCAATTAAGAAAACTTGGTAATTGACAACCAAATAGAAATATGTTATAATGAATAATGATAAAAAGAAAATTTAGTATTTTGGGATATATTTAAAATGAATGAAGAATTATGGAAAAAAGAACCGCCTCCAATAGTAAATAATAAACCTGCTATTTGGGATCTTGTATTAAGTGATTTATCAAGACAAAAATTTCCTCCAGGATCAATACAAGAAAAAACACAATTAAAATTGATGGATGATATTAAATTAAGGGACCGTACAGGATATCATAAGTATGGTACAAGACTTCAACCATTCAATGGGCGTGATGCATTAAAAGATGCTTATGAAGAACATTTGGATAGTTTAGTATATATGCGCCAAGCTTTATTTGAAGCAATGGATACCGTAATAGTTACTAAAGATTCTGAAGCATATAAATTAGTTTTAATGCAACATTATAAATCGGTATTGGAAAATACATTAAGATTGAAATTTATAATTGAAATGAAAAAGGAATTAGCTAATGTCTCTATTATTAACACCAATAACAACTGATATTTTAAAGAATTTTGCAACTATTAATCAAACATTATTGTTTCCAAAAGGAAATAATTTGGTAACACGTTCTGTAAAGAAACATACTTTTGCAGAAGTAGAAATAACAGAAAAATTTCCTAAAAGATTTACAATTTATGATTTAACTCAATTTTTATCAGTAACAACACAATTTGAAAAACCAACATTGATTTTTGATGAAGCTGATGAATATGTTAAAATTAGTGATGAATCTGGTGGTTTATCGGTTAAATATCATTATGGAGATGAAGCTTTAGCATATATTCCAGATCCTAAGAAAAAAATAGCTTTACCTAGTACTGAAGTTACCTTAAAATTAACAGAAGCTCAATTTCGATCAATTACAAATATGGCTAGAACTTTAGGAACGCCTGAATTGGCTCTTGAAAGTGATGGTAAAAAGTTAAGTCTAACTACATTAGATAGTAAAAATAGCAGTACAAATACAACCAGTCTTGAAATTGGTAAAGCACCTGCTAAAATTCCTCCATTTAAATTTGTTTGGAAAATTGATTATTTAACATTAATTCCAGGCACTTATGATGTTGCAGTATGTAAAGATGGTATTAGCCGCTTTAAACATGAGACTTTACCACTTACATATCATATTGTATTAGAAGCAAATGCTAGTCAATATGGTAATTAAAATGTGGAGTTATCTTCTAAATGGATAGGAAGGTGGCCCTTCACGCCACAAATCCGAGTTCAATCCTCGGTAACTCTACCAAAATATTATGGATAATAAATCAAATAATGTGAAAAGGAAAAATGGAAATTATGGCACAAATGAAAATTAATATTAAAACTAAAGAAGTTAAAAAAGAATCTAGACGTTTAGGATCTATTACATATGGAACAGTATTTTCTGGATATATTGATGGTTTGGGTAATGGAATTTTTCTTTTAGCTGGTGAAGGTGTTTTTAAATTAGATAAATCACTTCATCCTTTTAATTCTATATATGTAGGTCCTGAATGGGATATTATAGTTAAAGGATACAAGGAATTAAAATCAACCTTGACTATTGAAAATGGCTAAATCTACTAAAAGAAAAAATACAACTTTACATTGCCAATTTTGTGGTCAGAAACGTAAAATGGCTCAATTTTTGGCAATTGATACCAGTGAACCAGAAAATAAAGAAAAACGTAAAACATATCCCTTTAGTGTAAAGAAGTTCCTTGATTTAATTCAATCAGATCAAGTAGTTAAATTACCAAAATATTATGCAGGAGTTTGTAGTGCATGTTTACAACCTACATATTATCAAGGACAAAATCAAGGAACTAAATTGAAAGTGGTGGTTACATAATGGAAAAATGTAAAATTTGTGGAGAGAGTGACCAATTATTTCCTGATCGCGCGGGTTATTTTATGATGCTGTAATTCTTGAGGGTGAAATGAAAGGAGCACCATTACTTTGTAGATGGTGTAGAGATCCTAAATATCCTACAATAATTAAATTGAAAAAAGAAAAGGAAAAAGTATTACATGATTCGTAAAGAAATTATTTGGGCAGAGAAATATCGTCCACGTACGGTAAAAGATACAGTCCTTCCAGAAAACCTCAGAATAATATTCCAATCTTATGTAGATCAAAATATTATTCCTAATATAACTTTACATGGTGTTCCAGGAATTGGAAAAACAACTATTGCTCGTGCGCTATGTGATGAGTTGGATGCGGATAGTTTAATTATCAATTGTTCTGAAAATGGTAATATTGATACATTGAGAACAGATAT